ATACCCTGGACTTGATGAGCAACAATATCTTCAAGTAGACCGGGACTTATTGACTTCTGAAGACGGTGATGATGTCATTTCGTTCGATTCAGAGCTTGGATTTCTGGTAAAATATAGACGTAGCACCAATGACTTTGCAATTGGCAGGCCAGACGGCCAAATATCAACCGTCTATAAGCCGGATAATGGCGAGCAGCATTTTGTTGAGGAGCGATTGAAAAATGGTCGAAAAACATGACTACCCGATGAGCTGTCCTGTGTGCGGTGATGAGGTTGATATGTTTGACATCTGTGATAATTGTGGATGGCAGAATACTGGACCGGAGAATATCGATGGTGGGCCTAATCACATGACGCTACTGGAGGCGATTGCAGCCTACAAAGAAGGGCGTCCCATCGACTGATCAAAAGTTATATCAAACCCCATGAAAGCGACCGATAACCCGGCCGCTTTTTTCATGTCGAAAAAGCCGCATGAGGCTGGATCGGCACCAATCCCTACGGCCGGGACAATGGCTGGAAACAGTCCCCCCAGGACTTAAAATGGAGGTGTTCCATGCTCAAGAACGTTAACCTGCAACTATTGGCTGAACCCGCTGCCGGGGATCCGGGTAGTGGTGGCACGCCACCGGCTGCAACACCACCGGCGGCAAGCTCGACGCCCCCCGCCAGCGTCACATTCACTGCTGACCAGCTCGCTGAAATTGACCGCATCACGACCGAGCGGACAACCAGGGCGAGTCAGGCAGCGCTAAAATCTTATTTCCAGCAACAGGGAATGACCGAGGAACAGGCAGCAGAGGCCATCAGAACCTACAAGGACACCAAAGCCAAGGAGTTACCGCCCAGTGCAGCTGAGGCCATTGCAGCCGAGAAAAAGCGTGCGGACGATGCTATCGCAGCTGCAAACATGACCCTGATCAAAGCATCAGCCCAGGTCATGGCTGCAACTCCTGACATCGGTGTGCGTGCTGACCGCATCGAAACAGTGCTTTCTATGGCAAAGCTCGGTGATGTCAAGGTCACAGACAATGTTGTCGACCAGGCAGCGGTCAAGGCGGCACTTGAGGCCGTAATCAAGCAATTCCCAGAATGGAAAGCAACCGAACCAAACAATCAACCAGGCTTCCAGGTTGGCGGAAATGGCGGCACACCGCCAGCTGCAGATGACGCTGCTCTCCGTAAAGCTTTTGGACTGCCAATCAAGACATGATCGCCGGCAACCCCGGCAGAAGGAGCTAAATAATGGCTAACACTATCGCACTCGCAAAGAAATATGTCGCAATGCTCGATGAGGTCTACAAACTGGCGGCTTTGACCGCCGACCTCGAAAGCGACGCATCGCTCGCCCGTGAAGGCGCGAACACCAATGAAATCGTCATTCCGAAAATGACCCTGCAGGGCCTTGCGGACTATTCCCGCAGCGGCGGCTATGTTGCTGGCGACATGACCCTGGCATGGGAAACCGTCGCATTCAACTTCGACCGTGGCCGCAAATTCTCCATCGACTCGATGGACAACGAGGAAACCATCGGCGTAGCCTTCGGCCGCCTGGCTGGCGAATTCCTCCGCACTAAGGTCGTCCCTGAACTCGACGCCTTCCGTTTTGCCAAGTATGCCGGTCTGGCCGGTGTCAGCCCCGCTGGCGCTACTCTGGCTGATGGTGCGGCTGTCATCGCAGCCTTGCGCGCGGCAACCTCCAGCATGGACGAAAATGAAGTCCCGATGGAAGGCCGCATCTTGTACATCACCCCAACCTTGAAGGGTATGGTCGAGGATCTGGCAACCACTGCTTCCCGTGAGGTCCTCAACCGCTTCAGCAAGGTCGTGCCTGTCCCGCAGACCCGCTTCTATACGGTCATTAACCAGCTGGATGGCACCACCGGCGGTGAAGAGGCTGGCGGATACATCAAAGACGCTGTCAGCGGCAAGGACATCAACTTCATGGCGATTCATCCGAGTGCAGTCCTTCAGTTCACCAAACAGGCCGTGCCGAAGATCATCAATCCGGAGCTGAACCAGACCGCAGACGCCTGGGTCTTTGCCTATCGTTCGTACGGCCTGGCCGATGCGTTCGACAACAAAGTCAACGGCATCTACCTCCACAAGAAAGCCTGATGACCTATGAGACGGATCGGGCGCATTGAACCTGATGAAGTGACGCAGGGGGCGGGGCCAACCCCCGCCCCTGCTGAACCAACTCCTAAGCCGAAAGCGAAGCCTCGAAAGGAGCAGTAATCCATGTACGCCGATTCAGCATATTACACGGATGACTTCCTTGGCGCGATGATTCCAGCCGAACAGCTTGACCAGGCACTGGAATATGCCAGTGATCTGGTTGATGTTGTGACACTGGGCCGGGTTGCGGATTATGGCTTTGCCAGCCTGACGGCTTTTCAGCAAGCCAAGATCAAACGTGCCTGCTGCATTCTGGCGGAGGATGTCTTTGCCTCAGGTGCACTCACAAGCGGCGGTGCCATCACTGGCGGTTTCAGCCTGGGCGACCTGTCAATCCAGGAATCGAAGGACGCTGCCAAGATCGATGGTATACCGGTCCGGCAGCTGGCGATATCCTTGCTCAGGCAGACAGGCCTGACATATACGGGGGTGGGTTGACATGAAGCTGCGTCCGTTACCTGAATCAGTGTTGATCACGCCAGTCACAGTAAGCCTCCAGACTGGACAGGACCCGTATGGAAGTCCGACAACTCTGACAGTCACCGGGAAATGCCGCTTGGTTGAGAAATCAACTCGAATCCTCGACGCCGAAAAGCGGTTGATCCAGCTATCCGGTCATCTCTACATGGCCGGGGACATCGCACCATCAATGTCTGTCATCGAGGGTGGCACGGTAGCGATCGGCGGCAGGACCTGGCAAACCTATTCAGCAGAGCGACCGCGCAATCCAGACGGCACCGTGCATCACACGAAGCTTTACCTGAGGTAGTGCCATGGCGTTCAAAATCAAGATTGACCGAAGAAAAGTCGCGAAGGTTGTTGAAGCTGCTGTTATGGCCGCGGAACAAACAACTTTCGCAATCAAGTCAGACGTTGAAGAAGCACAGGTCATTCCGTTTGAAACCGGTGACCTGAGTAACAGCGATGTTGACCGCTCGAGACGCAAATCAGGAAGGTTTCGTATTGTCCATTCCATGCCGTATGCCCGCAGGTTATATTGGCATCCGGAATATAATTTCCGGACAGACAAAAATCCGAACGCCCGCGGTGAATGGTATGAGCCTTGGCTGACAGGTGACCGGAAGAAATTTGCCAATGAATCGTTCAAAAAGCTGTTTCGCAGGCAGTTGAAAAAGAGGGGGATGATCTGATGCTGACTATCACAAATGTCAGGGACTGGTTGTCCTCCCTGCTTCCAGGCACGACCATTTATGCGGGCTCAATCGACGCCAATCAAAGCCAGTGCATCGGGGTCTATCAGCGAGATGGGGTCTGGAATCAAGCCATTGGCGCACCGAGCACCTACCAACAGCTTGACATCAAGCTGTTGGTTCACTGGGGGACAGGCATCAGTGATTGCGAAACCAGAGCCGCTGCTCTGTTCGAAACTTTGCTGGCTAACCGCAAATCAACCATCAACAACCAACCGCTCATTGACATACAGGTCAAGCCGCCGATCAATATCGGTCGTGATGACAGAGGCGTCTTTGAGTCAATCGTGATCTGCACGATTATTTATGAAGTGAGGTAATCGAATGAACCCTGTTTGGGAAAATGCATTCAAAATTTCGACCAATGGCCGGAATGCAACGCCAACTTTCGCGATCATCAAAAATCTCGAATCGCTTGAAATGGCCATTGACGGAACAGTTCAGGAATGGTTTGCCATGGATGCCGAGGGGTTTGCCCGTAATCTGGTGACCGCCAAGAAGATCAGCTTTGCATGCTCTGCCAAACGCACCGACGGGGATGCTGGCAATGACTATATCGCCGGCATGATGCTTGCGGTTGGTGCAGCTGCTCAGTCCGAATTTGAACTGACTTTCGCCAACGGTGACAAGCTCACCGGCGATTGCACGATCAATTTCACCAAAGGGCTCGGCGCTTCCGAGGATGTCGATCCCATGGAATTTGATGTTCTTCTGGATGGCAAACCTACATTCACTGCTGGCGTTTGATGAACAAGACGGGGCCCTGAGCGATCGGGGCCCTGATCAATTTTAGGAGAGTTTACACATGAAGATGTACACAATCGACGGCGCTCTGCTGACGGAAACCCCGGAAATCCGGATCGGTGACAAGATTTACAAGGTCGACAATCGATATTCGACCGTCAAGCGAATTGCCGATGAAATCAAGGCCAACCCAAACGACGAGATGGAAATCTCGCTGAAAAATTCCCTGGGCGAACCTGCCTATATTGAAATCGTAGCAATGGATCTGCCTGTGACGGCCATGGCTGAAATCATGATCACAGTTTCTGCGGCGGTGAATGGCTGGACCGTGGAGGAGACCCGAAAGCGATTTCTCGGAGAAAAGTGACGAAGGGCAGCGGTGGTATGACCAGGACGAAGATTGGGGCCTGATCGTTTCGAGCTTCGCCGAACAGTACGGTGTCCGCATCGAAGTCGAGGACATCAGCTGGCCTGAGTACTGCAAGCTGTTTTCCGGGATTTCGTCTGAAACAGCCCTGGGTCGGATCGTGACCATCCGGTCGGAGAAAGACGCCAAGGTCATCAAGAATTTTTCAGAGGAACAAAAGCGGATCCGCAGGGATTGGCTGAACAGGCAGATTAAAAATGATCCTGAGATCGCCAAGAAGCAGATGGAATCCATGCATAAGATTTTCAAGGCCATGTTCGGCAGCGGGAAAGGAGCGTCGTGATGAGTGACAATGTTGGCAATGTATCATTAGGTGTCAATCTCGACAAATCCGATCTCAAGAAATCACTCGTTGGACTCGAAAAACAGACAACATCTGGGCTCAAAGGCGCATTTTCCGGCAGCGGCATCGCCAGTGTCTTTTCAAAGCTCGGCGCGCTGGCCGCAGGCGCTTTTGCCGTCGGATCGATCGTCAAGTTTGGCGCTTCTGCGATCAAGCTAGGATCTGACCTGGCTGAAGTCCAGAACGTTGTGGACGTCACATTTGGCTCGATGTCCGGGAAGATTGACAGCTTTGCGCAGTCTGCCATGACTGGTTTCGGCCTGTCGGAGACATCTGCCAAGCGCTATACCGGCACCATGGGCGCCATGCTCAAATCCATGGGTCTGGGTGTTGGACAGGCTGCTGACATGTCTATGGCCATGACCGGACTGGCAGGAGACTTCGCCTCGTTTTATAACCTGGACTCCGAAGAGGCTTTCGCCAAGATTCGTGCAGGCATCTCCGGTGAGACCGAACCGCTGAAACAGCTGGGCATCAACATGTCTGTGGCCAATCTTGAGGCCTTCGGACTCAGCCAGGGCATTGCAAAATCCTACAACTCGATGACCCAGGCCGAACAAGCGCTTTTGCGGTACAACTACCTGATGCAGGTGTCAGCTGACGCCCAGGGCGATTTTGCCCGCACCAGCACGAGCTGGGCCAACCAGTCGCGCGTCCTGAAGCTCCAATGGGACAGCTTCAAGGCCTCGTTTGGCCAGGGATTGATCAACATGTTCTCGCCGATCCTGGTCGGCATCNNATCAAGCTTGGCTCCATGTTCAGCGCGTTCACGGCAGCCCTTTTCGGCACGCAGAAAGCAGCCGGCGGTCTCGGCCAATCACTTGCCGGAATTGCCAACAGCGGCGGGGAAGCCGCGGATGGCCAGTCGGCCCTGGCAGACGCAACCAAGTCTGCCGGGAAGGCCGCTGGCGGCTCTATCATGTCCTTCGATCAGCTTAACGTCATGCAGGACACAAGCGCTGGTGGATCAGAAGGTGCTGGCGGAGCAGGGGCCGCGTTTGAGATACCTGGCGCTACGGCGAATGATGGCGCAGGCGAAGTTAAGGCGTTTTCCGGCATCGAAGCTGCAGCCCAAAAGACAAGGGCAGCTCTGGCTGGTTTCGGCCAGTTTTTCACCGGACTTTTCAAGACCGAAATCATGCCGGTTGCCAAGATGTTCGGGGATTTCTTCACCGGTTCGATCATTCCCAGGTTGAAGCAGTCCTGGGATACTTTGTTCCCGAAACTGCAAGAAACAGCAAGCATTGGTTTCGGCCTGGTAAAAAATGTCGCTGGTGATTTCTGGACATCTTTCAAGAACAATCTTCCAGATGCGCTTGCGCAGTGGTCCCGCTGGCTTGGCAATATATCAGATGTGTTCGACGAGGGCGTCGGCACTTGGCTGGATATTTTCAATAGCGGCTTGGGAACACTGCAAGAATGGTGGAGCGAGTGGGGCAAGGGGCTTCTTGATGGCACGTGGAAGACCGTAATAGGGATCTGGGACACCGTCAACCTATTCTTTGAGCAATGGATTAAACCAATATTCTCGATGGCTATGAAGGCCGTTAAAGATGTCTGGGACAACTCATTCAAGGGCATGTTCAAATCGGTTCTCGATTTTGTTGCGACCGCGATTGATGGTGCAAACCAGCTGTGGCAAAAGTTCATCAAGCCGCTTGTCGACTTTGTCATCGTGACGTTGGCGCCGAATTTCAAAATCGGGTTCAAGATGATTTTAGACATTGTCGTTGCGGTCTTCAAAACAATCGGCGGCATTTTCGACGGGTTCTTCAAAATCCTTCGCGGCGCTATCGATTTCATTGTCGGCATCTTTACTGGCGACTGGAAAAAAGCCTGGGGCGGGATCACAACAATCGTCGATGGGCAGATGAAGATCGTTAGATCAATCTGGGACGGCCTGGTTGGCATTGTGAAGGCGCCACTAAACGCCCTAATTTCAGCCTTTAACGGGGCGATCGGCAAGATGAATAAAATCAGTGTCAAAATCCCTGACTGGGTACCAACATTTGGCGGGAAGACGTTTGGCTTGAAATTGCCAACCATCCCTGCTCTGGCAGAAGGCGGCATTGTCTCACAGCCCACGCTGGCTATGGTCGGCGATAACAAACGGTCGGCGGAAGCTGTTGCGCCGTTAAGTGATCTAATGAGTATGATCAAAGCCGCTGTCGGATCATCTTCCGGTAACGCCGAAATGACACGGCAAATGGCTGAAATGGTCAAGCTTTTACGTCAGCTTGTCGAACTTGGAGATCCGGTCATTTATTTGTATCTGGACAACCTATTTGCGGCAATGACCAAAACATCGATGCGCAAAAACGCCCGCGCCGGTCGTATGAGATTGGCGACTGGAGGATGACATGGGACTTTTAAGCCCTATTCGATCAGTAACCCCAATTGCAGAGGACGGTACCGTGTTGGGTTCAGCCGTAACAGATTTGCCGTCTGTTGTGGCCGAAGATGGCTTTGTTTGGGGTGAATCAGACATATCAAGCAAAAAAGCCGGGCGTCGCGAAAACCTTGTGATGAAAAAAGCTAGGCTAGGAATGTCAAAAACGGTGACATTGAAATGGGTTAATCTGATGACCACGGAAATATCAGCGGTCCTCCAGGCGTTTTCCGCTGAATATGTTCAGGTTGAGTTTCTTGACCCCAAAGAAGGCGGGTGGATTACTCGTAATTTTTACGTAAGCGATCGCGAAGCGGTATGTTTCAACTCAGACTTGGGCCTATGGAAATCTGCCGGATTCACCATCATTCAGCAGGACGCTGACCAGTCATAATAGGGGGCTACATGCAAACAATAAGCACGGCAGCCGATGCTGCGCTGCAAAATGGCTCCTTGCTTGGGGTGCGAATATCCTGCGAAGGGTTGGCCGGGAATACCATCCTAGTTGAGGAGGACATCGTCGAAAACAGCCTTGCGCTCGACAGAAACTCAGTGTCCAGCGAAAACATCGAGATTGGTAACGTCGAGTCCAGCGAACTTAAATTCGAGATCGACAACCAGGACCACCGCTTCGACTCGTACAAGTTCGAGGGTGCGATCATGACCGTCGACATCCGGATCGGCAGCGAGTACCTGCGCGCGGGTAAGTTCACGGTCGACCTACCGCCCAAAAAATTCAACTCGATCAAGATTTCGGCCTTGGATTTCATGGCCAAGTTCAACCAGCATTACGACGGCGGCCTGCCGGGCGAGGTGACTCTCCTGCAGGTCATGCAATACTGCTGCACCCGTTGCGGGATCACACTCTACACGACGGCGTTTTTGCACTCTACGTACCTGACCACCATTCCAACTGATGACGACGAGTTGCTCTATCGAGACCTTGTGTCCTATGTTGCAGAGCTCGCCGGCGCCAATGCCTGGATGGACCACAATGGAGAGCTGCGGCTGACCTGGTACGGCGAGACGCAGACGACGACGCCAACCATCGAAGCAAATGACCGGATCGAGTACGACTCAGACGAGAGCGACATCCGGATCACCGGCGTGGTCTACCGCACGGATGAGAGCGACACGATCGCCGGTACTGATGTCTACGCGCTGGTTATCGAGGATAATCCGCTGCTGGCCGCAGACGACGCAGCGACTGTGATCACTGCGATCTACAACAAGATCGGCGGCCTGGTCTACAGGCCGTTTACATTTGAAATCACTGGCCGGCCGTATTTATGGCCAGGCGACGTAATCAAATTCAAAGACGTCAACGGCACGGAGTTTTCGACCGTCATCACCTGCCACGATTATCGACTCAATGACAGCAGCCAGATCAGCGCCGTAGGTGAGAGCCGGACCATCCGAAGCTATGCCGAGGTCGCGCCTTTCACGGCCCGGCAAAAATCGGTGCTGCAAAAGACCATTGATCTGCGCGCGGGCGTCCAGATAACGGCCCTCGACCAGGCCATGATCCAGCTCAACAGCCTGGCAGCCAACGCCCAAGGGTTCTATTCGACTACCCTGACAGACCCCGCCACTGGTGCGCGGCTGGACTACCTACACAACAGCCCTGTCCTTGCAACGTCTTCTGTCGTCTATAAGACGTCCGCGGACGGCTTTTTCTGGACAGACGCGTACACCGGCGACGACTCGACAACCGCCTGGACTGCCGGGTATACCGCGTCGGGCAATATTGTCGCCAAAACATTGTCGGTGGTCGGCATCAATGCGGACTGGATCAATGCAGGTCAGATAGCAGCCGCCCGTGTCCGGATCGGCGCTGGAACGACCTTTGACAGCGGGTACGACCCTAGTGCCAAGCTCGATGAGGCTGATGTCGGGGACCTGGCTTTCCTAGACCTTGTTGAATCCGCTAAACTTGGCACGACAATCATATCCGGCGGTTATATCAAATCCAGCCTTTTAACCGCGGATAACATCGTCACCGGCGCTATCAAGTCCTCAGGCTATTCCGGTGTGACGAACGGATCGGCGTATTCGACGACGGGCACGTGCCTAAACCTTGCGAACGGATCGATCACATCTAAAAAGTTCAGGATTGATTCGGCCGGAAACGCGTATTTCTCAGGCGCCGTTAGCGGATCCACAATCACAGGCGGATCGATCAATATCAACAACCGGTTCTCGGTCGACGCAAATGGTGATCTTTCCTGCGCGTCCATCAGCATTGGTTCTGACGGGATCTACGTCGAAGGGGTGGCTACTTTTGACGATACGCTGGTCGCTAAAGCCTACATCGAGCCAAACAGTGACAATACCAGAAGCCTTGGCAAAAGTGGGCGCAGGTTCCGGGAAGTGTGGGCTGCCAATGGCACAATCCAAACGTCTGATAGAGACTTGAAAACGAACATTCAAGAGATCGAAAAAGGTGTGGAGTTTGTCTTAGGATTGAATCCCGTGCAGTACCAGTTTATTGACGGCACCAGCGGCCGGGTTCACAAGGGGTTCATCGCACAGGAGGTAAAAATCCTGATGGACGCGTTGGGGGTTGATTTTGGCGGTTATATCGACCCAACCGTCAATGCAGACCCAGCTAGCCCAGCGGACGGAAACGATGGTATTTCCTATAACAAAAAAGCGCTTCGCTACGACGAGTTTATTGCTCCGATCGTGCAGACAATTCAGTGGATCAACAACCGCCTCACGGCGCTGGAGGGAACCCCATGAGAATTTCAATCGAAAAGAACCTGGCAGAGAGCCTGCTCAACTTCCTCGCTACCAAACCTTACAGCGAGGTCTGGCAGCTGATCGGTGCCTTGCAGCAAGATATCAAGCCGGTGCCGGAGGCCGGACATACCCAACCGGAAGAAAGTGAGGCGAGCAAACCATGAGCAAGACGATCAACATCAGAGCAAGGACAGGGATCACGGCGCTGCCAGTCTATGACAGGATCACTGTGACCGATTCCAACGCCTACAACCTGATCATCGAGCTGGCTGACCTTGAGACCATCCCCGGTCAGGTCATCCTCCGCTTTGTCCGGTTTGATGGGGTTACGCTGGAGCAGGTAGTCGATCCTGCCAACGTGGTCGGCAATCTGATCTATCACACCCTCAGCGAGCAGCAGACGGCAGTTGCCGGGGCTCTGCAGATGTATGTCCGGATAACGGACGGCGTCAGCGAGCTTTACACAGCAGCGCTGATCATCTTCACGAATGTCGTCCCGCTCGCCGGTAGCAATACCACGCCGACCGAGGCGGACGTCAGTCTGGTTGCATCGATCGCAGCCGACGAGGCCTCCCGAGTAACCGAGGAATCGGACCGAGTCACCGCTGAAGACTTCCGCGAACAGGCCGAAACGGATCGGGCGCTAGCCGAAAGCGCCCGCGCAGAAGCAGAGGATGCAAGGTCTCTGGCTGAGACGGCCCGCGCGGAAGCAGAAGATACCCGGGCCTACTGGGCGGCCTTCGACCCGCTGAGGCAATACTCGGTCGGCGAAAAGGCGTACTATCTCGGATCATCCTACATCTGCACGGCCGTCCCTCCGATCGGTACTCTGCCAACAGAAACTGGGTACTGGTCAATTGTCGTACAAAAAGGCGACGTCCAGTATGCCACTTTTGACGTTGACGAAAATGGCGAACTGTTTATGACAACAACTCCGGACTATGCAGGCCCGGCATTTAGCCTCACCGAGGCAGGAAACTTGGAGGTATCAATCTAATGCCATCAACAAATCTTGGCCGGGTTCGCCCGGTATTCAAAGGCACTTGGGCAGCGGGGACCGCGTACATCGCCATGGATGTCGTCTACCATGATGGATCCAGCTACTATGCGACCGCTGCCAGCACTGGCGAAGAACCGGGCACCGGCGCCAGCTGGGCCGTGATCACCCAAGGCTGGACCGATACAGAGATGCAGGCTATCATCGATGCAGAAGCCGCCAGGGCCTCTGCCGAATCCGGCCGGGTATCTGCCGAGTCTGGTCGTGTCACGGCAGAGTCTGGGAGGGTTACGGCCGAAAGCGCCCGCTCAGTCTGGGAGGCTTATAATGCTGGAAAAGCCTATGCCGTAGGCAACAAGGTACAATACAATGGCAGCTCCTACATCTGCATTCTGGCAACCACCGCAGGCATCCTGCCAACCAACGGCACGTACTGGGTTGTGATTGCCGCAGCGGCGACAGGAACGGTCTCAGAGGCTGCAATGTTGGCGTACAACGATACTCTGGGCAATGTCGAATCCAATAATGTCGGCGGAGCCCTTGACGAGCTTGGCACCCTGGTCAAAGGACAATCTAGTCTGGCGGGGGTCAAATTCTTAAAATCATCTTCTGCCCCTGCGGGTACCCGCACCTATGGCGCTGTGGGGCTGGCGGCAATAGCAGGCGTCGGCGCGGCAGGCACATCCGACTTTGACCGCTTTCCCGTCTACCGGTTGCGCCTGTGCAACCGGGTCGCTGGGGCGGTTACGGCTTATTTTGGAGAACCCGGGTTCAGCAGGTCCACTGATGTTTTTGTTGAGATCCCAAAGGGATATTACCGGGTCTGGGATGACGGAACTTATCTGCAGTACGCCTTGTCGGATAAGCCGTTCCCGTATTCGAAACTACACCCGGCCTTCATGCACAACAACCTTGTCCAGGACTACGTTTACATAGGCGCCTATATGTCCAGCTATGACGGATCAAGCAAGCATGAGACCAAGACTGGGGCGCTTCCGGATAATGTCATCTCACGCACGACTGCACGAACTCGCTCAAAAGCCCGCGGGTCTTACGCAATCTTGCAGGATGTCCAGATTAGAGACTGGCTCAACGTGCTGATGGCAGTCGAATTTGCAACTCGTGACATCCAGACGGCTATTGGCAGAGGCTACTGCGACATGCCCTATGCTTCAACCCACGATGCTGTCGTAGCTGAAAGCGCGGTCAACCGAATTATTATAGCCAATGCCTTTGCTGACCTGTATGTGGTTGGGCAGGAAATCTCAATCGGA